GTGGTTGATGGGTGTGCCGACCGGGTGGACAGGATTAGGCTCTTGGGAAACGGGGTCGTCCCGCAAACGGCGGCTAAGGCTTGGACAGTATTAAGCGAGAGATTAGTATGAGCGGCAAAGGAAGTAAACAGCGACCGACTAATAAAGTTGAGTTTGACAAAAACTTTGACAATATTTTCGGAAACAAAGATACTAAGGTTTCTAAACCAACGGGGAAGTGCGATGAAAGAGCTAAGCGAAAAGCAGTTATTAGAGGAAATTAAGGACAAATTTGAGTACCGTGATGGTAACTTGTACTGGCGCGAAGGGAATGGCCGAAAGTCTGGCAAGCTAATAGGCGGCGGCAAAGGGTTATACAAGATTTGCGCCGTAAATAGAGTACCCTATTATCAACACAGGCTTATATTTTTATATCACCACGGGTACATGCCTAAGTACCTGGACCACATCAACAACGACCGGCATGATAACCGGATCGAAAATTTGCGTGCTGTGTCTGCGCGGCAAAACCAGCACAACAGGTCGATCAACAAAAACAGCACCAGTGGCGTGAAGGGCGTATGCTTGCATAAGCCTTCAGGTAAGTGGATGGCTCATGTGTGCTGTGATTCAAAATCGTATTACGGCGGTCTGCACGATAATATCCATGATGCGGCGCAGGCCACCAAGGAAATGCGCAAAAAACTACACGGCAAATTTGCTAATCACGGATAGGGGGAACCATGCTACTAAATACTAAAGAAGACTGGCAGCCGGATGAGGCTGACACTATCGCCTGGCAGAGATCGTATCCTGCCGTCAATGTTCACCAAGAGCTCATGGCAATGGAGTCCTGGTGCGACGCGAATCCAACTAAACGCAAAACAAAGCAGGGCATCAAGCGCTTTGTTAACTCTTGGCTAGCTAGGGCGCAGAACCAGGGCGGCTCTCCGATGGCCAAGAAGGCTGGCAAGAATGAAAGCATAAGGGCCAAGTCTATCGACATGCAGATGACTGATATTAGTTGGCTGGATACAGATGCGCAATTGTCGATGAAGCAGTATTATCTCGACAAGTTTGGATTTTATTACGATGGGGAGCTGAAGAATGCCTGATAAGCGATTAGAGCCCAGGTCGTCTGGCAAACATCCAAGAAAGTACAAGTTCACCGGAACCCATGACAACCTGGTGACCGGCAATCTGTACACGCTGCGCGAGATATCAACACTGACCGGCGTTCAGAACAAGACAATGCACTCCAGGATGGTAGGCAGGGCTGAGGTTGGCGACAGGCAGGTAAGGGAAGTTGACGACGCATATGGCGGTATTGGCAAGTCGAAAGACAGCCTATATGATCGCCTGGAGACCAGCACAATGAAGCTGTCGGACAAGTTTTTGAGGATGAAGCTATGAGCCAGGGAGACCACGTTAAAATATCCCACGCAAGTGAAGTGGAAAAAAAGGTTCCGTACCTGATCAAGCGCCTGCAGGACTGGGATTACTCTATCCCTTTATCAATCAAGCTGGAGCCGTGGGTGGATACCAGGACGTTGGACCAGAACGCATTATTTCACAAGTGGTGCCGGGAGCTGAGTGACAAGTTTATAGCGAAAATCCCTGACGCTACGCCAGATGGCGTTAAGTGGATGATGAAGCATAAGTTCCTGGTGACCAAAACAATTAAGGTTGGGCAGACTACCCTCAAAGACCAGATACAAAGCACCGCAAGCCTGAAGAAAGGAGAGATGTGTTTTTTCATGGACCAGGTATACGCCTGGGCGATTGAGAAAGGTGTTTATTTATCTTTACCAGAGTACAATGAGTACACTGAATTAAAGCGAAAGCAGGAACAATAGAATGTCCAAACTAAGCGCCAGTAAGTTAATTAGCTTTGCAGCAACTGAACGCCAGGCCGAGATATGCCAAGCTGTTATAAATCACGGAAGCAACAACAAAGCAGCGAAAGCCCTGGGGCTAGATCGGCGCACTGTAGATAGGACGTTAAGAGCTATTGAGGGCCGGGCTGCCAGTAAGGCAGTGGCGCCGCACCGCAATGTAGACAATGAGACCATGGAGGGCTTTGAGGCGAAGCGAGTTTCGACCGCGTTTAACTCTGATGGCGACATCGCTCTGCAATGGGTTATCCAAGAGCCATTGAAGCGCAGCCTGCAAGAGAAGGTTGAGGCGATGATGGAGGGCATGAAGGATGACCTGGCTGGATTTAAGAAACCGGTCAAGGCGCCAAAGAAGGTTAATGCTGATTACCTCGCCACCTATATTGTAGGCGACCACCATTACGGGATGCTCGCTGATGCTGCTACCAAGCTGGATAACGACGACTGGGATATCAAGATAGCGACCAAGGTGCTGATTGACGCTGTTGACAGGCTGTTATCCAGGGTAGGTGACTGTGAGACCGCAATACTGTTAAACGTGGGTGACTTTTTCCACGCCGACTCAAGCAAAAATGAGACCACCGCTGGAACCAGGGTAGATGTAGATACGCGCATTGGTAAGACATTTAAGCTGGCCGGTAGGTTGTTCCAGATGTTGATCGACAAGATGCTGACGGTCCACAAGAACGTCATCGTAGTAAATGTGAGGGGCAACCATGACAGTGATATGGCCTGCCACCTGTCTAGCTGCTTGGAGATTCTGTATCAGAAAGAGCCCAGGGTAAATGTGCTAGAAAACTACTCAAAGTTTTTGCATTACGAGTGGGGCAATAATATGTGGGTCTACCACCACGGGGACCGGATAAAGCCAGAGCAAATACTGCAGACGGTTATCAAGAACCTGGACAACGAGTGGTCATCGCATAAAAATAGGTACTGTCTCCTGGGGCATATCCACCACCATGTCAGCCGGGAGTATGGCAGCATGCAGTTCTCCTGGTTCGGTAGCCTTACTTCTACAGACCAATGGCACTCAGATTCGGGATTTGGATCAGAGCGGAGTATGACGGCTATTGTTTACCATAAAAAATACGGTGAAGACTCCAGGGTGAAGATTACAGTGGAGGCTCTGGATGGGTGATGTTATTTCGCTGCATAAAAAGAAGACCCACATTAAAAGGCTTTATTGTGAATGTGGAATCGCTCTGTCGTATTGGATTGATGATCGCGGCGATAGCTATGGTTTATGTCATCGCTGCGATCTTGATACGCCTGATGAAATTAAAATCCAAATTGAGGAGAATAAAGAATGAAGCACGCTACAAGCGAAGACTGGCGACGATTAAAGGAATCTATACCGGCTATCGAAGATTGGCCAGAAGATGATGCGGTCAACAGCCCAAGCCACTACAGAACCGGCGGCATCGAGTGCATCGAGGCCATTGAGGAGTCTATGACCCCAGAGGCATTTCGCGGATATCTGAAAGGCAACTGCATGAAGTATCTATGGCGGTATACCTACAAGAACAACCCTGTCGAGGACCTGCAGAAAGCTCAGTGGTACCTGGCGAAGCTAATCAGCAGCGAGATATTCGACGATGCCGATTAAGCGCGACGCTGCAGACAAGTGGTTTAGCGACGTAGTAAGGCAGAAGGCGGGCTACCAGTGCGAACACTGCGGCAAGCAGGACGGAAGGATGGAGTGCGCACATATCTGGGGCAGGGCGGCTAAGTCGGTGCGCTGGTCTATGGATAACGCACTATGCTTGTGCCACTACTGCCATAAAGTGTTCACGGCCAATCCTCTCGACTTCAGTGTATGGCTGGAGTCGCATCTAGGCCAGGGCCACCTGGATATGCTCAGGGAGAAATGGCAAGTGCTGATGCCAACCAACAAAAAGCTCAGGGCAGAGATAGCCAAGCACTACCGGGAAGAGCACGCCAAGATGCTCCAGGATGAAGATTACCAGCCCACCTCATATAACTAAAGGCTCTAACCAGGGCCCTTTTATTCCAAAATGTTGTAATCGAAAAGCTTGACGGTTTAGCTGTCAGTAGGTATTATTACACCTCAATCAAAAACCAAGGGGAATAATATGAAAGCAGTTACTTTGTGCAAGCACATCAACAAAGCGTTTCCAGAAGCAAACGCTGTAACGGTTGATCAGTTTTACGGTGAAGAAGAAGTTAACCAACACGGCATTTGGTTTCGCTCGGAGGGTGCGGTTGCCCCTGATGGAGAAAGTCTCCACAATTACTGGGCAAGTGAGGGCCCTGGTTTCCACGCTAAGTTGCTTGACCTGGTTGAGAAAAACGGGTTCTACCTAGAAAATTACGACGCCGGAACACTAATGGCATACAGGCTTTAAGGGGAATAACATGAGAATTAATGAGTGCTGTTTAAAAGAGTCCAATGCTCGCATCAAGGCGCAGCAGAATATAGCGGAGAGCCGCGAGGGCCTTGTAGGGGCTTTGATAGTATTGGCTATCTATGGCCTGGTATCAAATATGTCTTACTTTGACTGCATGAACCTGGGGGTGTGCTAATGAGCTACAAAGTATTAAATGACGCTGTTGGCCTTATACGCGACGAAACCCCAATGTGGGAGGGCAGCTATCAGGAACTGCCAGACAAGACTAAGGACGGACTTATAGCTCTCTGGCTAATCACTCACCCGACTTGGATGGATGACGTATTTCCTCACACGGTTAGCGATAAGCCCTTACTGGCCTTAGAGGCTATCTACAGCGAGGACGCTACCTCTAGGATGGCTGCCGCTATGTTCCGCGATGCTGCTGACAGGAACGCTAAAGATGTTGATAATGATGCTTACTTGTCGGAGGCTCTGGACGACTTTGAGGCAATACTGGATACCCCAGATTTTCTTGAAGAGATCAGGCATCAGTTATACATGTATTTGGAGCCAAGCATGGAAGAGCTTGTAATGGATTCGTTCCAAGACCTTAACCATTTAGACAGGCTAGTTATGGGGAGTCACTAATGAATATTTACTTGCGTGAGATTTACGAGCTTTGTGCTCAACTCGATCCACCTTTGGACCCAATAAAAGACAAGCAATACTTTGTCTCAGTTTTGGATGAAATACAACGTGTAGCAGTGGAGGGATTAAATGAGCGATCAATTGATGAGCAGTAAGATAAGGGATGCGCACCGCTTTGCGGATAAAGCCATCAGGCAGTCTTACATCGAGGCAAAAGCCAGTAGTTTTAGAGCGTGGGTCACTGAGCCGGTAGTAGTGTATAAGATACACCTTATTGCCACGACCCTTTTGCTAGCCGCTTTTGTAGGGTACGAGTTAATGATTTACCCCCTAAGCTGAGGTCTCCCTTGACCTTTTGACCTGGCCTAGTCCACCAGGAGCTGCAACGGACTAACATTTTTCTAGGCTCGTTAAAAGTCGTTGCGAGCCTACCCTCACCCCCCCAGACCGATTTGTACTTGGCTGGGGGGTTTTTTTGTTCCATAGATTTAACAATGTATATTGCAGTATGCATTTTTGGTATTTATGGAATCAGCACAATGCATTTCAGGTATTGCCTAACCCTCTATACAATGCGCACCTAATTAACTGAGAGGTGTATTGTGGTACTGTACGGAGTAATTGTAGTAACTATAGGTCTTCTGGCAATAGCGAGGGAAGACCTGGTCTAACCTGTAATCCGAAAGGTTTACATTCGCAGCAAAAACATGGACAATGCCTTTATTCTATTGACATAGAGGTGTCTTATGGAAAATTTAAACTTATCAAAAAGTCTTGAAGACTGCTTTGAGTGGGAGCTCAATGATCAGGTCATTCGCTTTG